TAGGCAGGAAACAGGTAAGAACTGAACTCAGACTTACCCATACGGGGTGCAATATTAATAATGACGCGTCGTTTCTTACCCTCGATCACGTCTGTAAAGATCTTTGCCAGCTTTTTGTGGTGCGGTCCGATCTTAAACCCTGGGTACACCGCAGATGCAAACCCAAGCATGGACTGCTCGGCAGACGCCAGTCTTGCCCGGCGCTCACGCACCTCTAAATCTTGGAATAGCTCCATCTTGTCCTGAAGCGACATCTTGGGCAGCGCCTTTAACAGCGCTTGCAACTCAAGCTTGCTGAGCGTCGTCAGGTTTTGTAAGTTCATATTTGGCGCTGGTCATTTCTATATCCAAGGTGTCTGGCGCTTTCTCTATATCGACAACGTCCACCACACCCATGAAGCGATTGAGCTTCTCTTTGATACGCAATTCAAGTTCTGCGTCGGACATCTCGTCCTTTTTAATCTCAATCTTCTCGGTAAACAGTCCAACTTCTGTGACTTTACCGAGCAATGTCAGCGCTTTTAGCCGTATATTGGCGTTTGAATTCTTTGTTTCTTCAACGATCTTAGCAACCGTATAACCTCTTAGTTGCTTGGCTTGCTCAATAAATTCCCAGTCATAAGCAGTCAACATGCCAGTTAAGTGGCGTACAGCTTCTGGTGTCTTAATAGAAACAAGCGCTTCCTTAGAAGCTTCTTCGTCAGTAGTTGTGAGTAATTTTTGAAATGTCTTTCTGGCGGACTCGGTTTCGATGACTTCATCTATCTCGTCATCTAGTGTGGCGCCAAGCTCAGCTAACCAGTCTGCCGTTTTTACTTGGGCGTCGAGCACCTGCTGGGCTGACGCGTCGTCCAGCTCAGTAAACCCTGACTTGGTGATGTCAGGCTCAAATTGCACCAAATCTTCAAACATTTGCGAAGTCCTAAAAACTTTCGATGCGCCGAGTATATAATACTTTTGGGCATATGCGCAAGCATTTGCTTCTCCTTAAGGCGCGAGCCTTCTTCACCCCGGCTGGTCCGGGGTATTTTTTTGGTTGCGGAGGATGGATTTGCACCACCAACACTCCCGGCTGATGTGCCGGGGCTCTGACTGTTTGAGCTACTCCGCAGTATGGGTTGTTGGCAGTTTTGTATCTTAGCGTTTCCTCCAAACGTTGCCCTCTGGCGCTAAACGTATCGCAGCTACCAACAAATATGAAGACTATCCCCCGTGCGTTTCGGGGTAGCGACTGCGGCGCTCCTAATCTTCATACTTGTTAGTCCTTAACGTACTCGTCGGTGTGAAATCCATAACAACCGTCAACAACTTCTGCGCCCATGCAATCAATGACAATTTTTGTGTGTGGATTCTTATTTGCGTTGATCCATTCCACAAGTGGTTTGGCGAGGGCTTCAAATTCTTTAATTTGTTTTTCTGTCATGCGCGTCCTCATACTTCTTGGGTGAGGTGGTTCACATAAAGCAGTGTCGATATAGTTTAAAGGAGCGATCCAATCTACGGCGCTAACCCGCAGTACCACCTCGGGTCCTAGTTTACCTCGGTTTTTTCTAAATTTTTTAAAAAATTTTTGGGTAGGTACTTAGTATTACAGAAAAATTGATTTGCGCCTGAGAAACAGTGTTGCTGCGGAGGGGGCATGGTCACCATGAAAGGGGGCTCTGGGGGTACGGTGGGGTCGACAGATACGGCAAAATCCGCCGAAAAAGCCGTTTTCTGGGGTAAACCTAGGGGAAAACGTACACCAAAGCCCTAGTAAAGCCCTAGGTATAGGGCACACCAAGGATAGAAAAAACCCTTTAAAATCAACGACTTAGCTCATGTCAAGGGTATTTGGTAGCACGTTGGGCTACAATAGAGTCATCGGTTTAAGGAGTCATTCAGTCTCTACCGATTCATTTGGAGGTCACTATGACTAAAGCAATTACTGTATCTATCCCTACTATCTTTGATCGTGCATTTGATAATCAAGCCGAGTTGTTCGCACTACTTGGTGAGCACGGTATAACCACTAAGGAGGAGGCAAAGCCTCACGCTATCAAGTGGGCGGAGGGTCGTTTCAACGTGCAGGCACATGAGGGTCAGCGCGGAGGTATGACGTTTGAGAAAGACACGCCCGCCTATAACGCCGTGAAATACGTTCTTCGTGTAATCTTCGAGCAACCCAAGACTGGCGGAGTGCGTGCAAAGACTGATGAGGTCGCATTGTTACTTAAGAAGTTCAACTCTTTGAGTGCATCAGAGCAACGCCGTTTCCTGAAAGCACTGGGGTGAAAATTAACCCGAGTTTTTCCCGAGGGCGCAAAGGCGAGGTGTCTTTGCGCTGTTCCTTTTATTGTCAACCAGGAGAATCAACCATGAACAATCTGAAAATCAACCTAGAACATACTGACACATTCGCGGGTGAAGCGAACTATTCTTGGGTACGCCGAGAATCCCGAGTGCTCCCTGCAACTAAGGACGGAAAGCCGAGATCTGATCGGTCTATCGTTCAGATAGCTAAAAAGTGGGCGAACCTCACGGGCGTAACGTGCCGAGTCGATGTGTACGGTGACATGCTCGCAATCTATCCACGTGGTATCGCCCACGTTGTATTCGTAACCTTTGGAGAGTAACCGTGAAAACTTTCTTTATAACCACCGCCGTCTACATTGTTGGCGGACTAATCTTAATTGCAACCTACTATAAACTTTAAGGAGAATAACTATGAAAGCAACTTTAAAAACTGTATCCAATCTAATCGCCGAGCGTAAGCCGTTCACGTGCAACAAATCACTATACGGTGAACAGCGGGGCGACACATACATCGTGTTCAGTTACGGCGAACACTTTCCCCTTGCGCTATGTCGTGACAATCTGTGGTTCGTGAACTCTAGCAAATACTCACCCACTACATCAAGGCATCAATCCAAAGTACGCTTAGGCTTACATGGCATTGAGTACCGCGAACTGTCAGTCAACGAAATCAGAAACTTAATCTAAGGAGTGAGCATGCTTGAAATTACCCGATACATACCCGAGCTAGATACCACGCTAGTAACCGTTGTGCCTATGCCGAGCGGAGATGTTACCGAATATCTACTGCACCGCTACGGTATTGACGCACTTACCTACATCGTAACCAGAACAATCTAAGGAGAATCAACATGAGCAAATCATACACAATCAAAGACCGTACATGGGCACGCAAAGCGAAGGAGACTATCCGCAACAAAGCCGAGTCACGCCGTGAGATACGGGAGCGCATCCAAGATGAGGACTTCAAAGCGATCATGCGTAACAATGGTGTCGTGCCAATCAAAGTAGGGCGATAACATGAGTGCCCCACTATGGTTCAGCCAAGCCGTAGCACTACGGCGACAACAATACCTCTCAACTCTCACACCATATCAACGTGCCGAGTACCTCAAGCGGGAGAAAGAACGCCAAGACTTCCAAGCCTTCAAGCGTTCAGCCAAGGCACGACAAAGACCCTTGTTCTGAGGGCACTTCAACGACTGGGGTTACATTTAACCCCAGTTCTCCCAAACACGTTACCAAATAGTCATTGGACAGCTTACCCACTCGTCAGAAACAAATGCGCGAATAGTGGGTGCGGTGCAAACCCGCATAAATACTAGCGTCTGCCTATATATATAAATACTTTTCTTATTTAGTTATATATATATAACACCATAAACACAAAAATCTTTTCACCTAACACACAACACATTCGCAATCTGCTAAGAGCTTATGGTATTATCAATGGACAGCCTATCGTGTCGACTGCAAACGCAGGTAGTATCAGTGTTTACACCGTACCCACTTTTCGTCCTGGCTCATCGTTCGAGTGGACAGTGCTGTGAATCTGAAACCTTTATCATTAAGAAAGTGAGTGCAAAATGGAAAAAGTGTCCACCAATTTAACCAAACGCTGTAAGAAATGTGGCGAAGACCGAGAACTATCGCTATTCAAGTACACATTGACCCGAGCCGAGGCGTTAGCCCGAGGGTACAAAGCCGAGTTCAAAGTTCATCTCGAAGGTAAGACATGCAACCTATGCAAAAAGAAAAGACGCCCACTTAAAGCGTTACGTGCATCCGAATTACGTAGCAGGGTAGAGAGTGGCGACATCAACGAGGCAACCTATGAGCACATCCTTGCCGAGCGTGCCAAGTCAGCGAAGGAAAGATTATCCGCAAACATGAAGCGGTACTGGGAGCGTGCCTTGGATATGGAGTGGGCGAACCATTTGAAGCCCCTAAAAAACGAGATCAGGTTAGTGACCAATCAACATTTCAACGGTATGCGTAAAGACAACAAAGAGATCGTTGCGTTTGCCGAGGCGTATTTGAAGGCGCTATTGCGTGTGCAAGCGCAACTTGCGATCAAGGCGGACAACAGGGAGAAGGTAGACCCTGACCATGACTGGCGCAAAGATGTGACCGATGCGGAGTACGATGAGATCGAGGCACTCGAACTAAAGATACCAGTTAACACACGCATCAAAATGAGGAGGGCGCAACTGCTAACACTAAAGTCTTATAGGAGAAATCCCAAGGCGGAGGGTGCGCTGTTGAATACGCTGAAACAAGCCGAGCAACATTTCAATCCGAGTGCGAAGGCGCAGGTAGGTAACACGGTGGAGAAACTGGACACATCGTGGCTAGACGAGTTGTGATAGTAACTGGGGTTAATCGTAACCCCACTTTTTAAAGGAGAAAGCAAATGAGTAGAGAGTGGAACGTAGTACATACGGAGAAGTGTGGGCAGTTTGATATTTTCTTTTCGTGGTCATACGAGGATAGCTATTCGATAAGGGATCATTTCCCTGATGACACCGAGGAGGAACTGGAGGAGATCGAGCGCAAGGTAGAGCGAGGGGAGATGACGTGGTTCATGGCTAAAGTAACGGCGGACAAGTGCGGTATCGAGCTTGCCTATGAGATTATCGGCGGTTGTCTGTACGCTGACCCCCTAGATTTTGTGAAGCATGACGATTACTACTCGGCGTTAAAAGCGAACGTGATCGAGGAAGCGAGTGTGAAGTTAGTAGAACTATTTACCTATAAGGAGGATGTATGAATAAAGATGAATTGAAACTATTTAAAAGAGTGGTAGATGTATTGGAGGAGTATGCGGACGCATACGAGTTGGCAGTTCAGGAGGGGCACTACAAGCTAATACATGAAGCCGACAAGGTGCTTAAGAAGTATGCGACAAAGGAGGAAAAAAATGTTAATGCAAGATGAGAACCGCAAGCTAGCGATATGGTTTGCGACAAGGGTAGATTCCGCACGCATAGTCGTGCTCAACTTTAGGAGATATTTAAATGCAACCAATTAAAGAACGTATCTTGCATGCGCTAGTCAACCTAGTGTTTGCCGTCATCTTTGCCGTGGCGGTGGTGGTCGGACTGTGGAGACTCTTAGTCAACGCATGACGGGTGTCAGCTTTTTTGTGGCGTGGGGACTTCCCCCTACGCTTTTTAACTGGGGTTAAATTTAACCCCGCTTTTCAGGAGAAAAACTATGAATGAACTATTACTTGCAATCTTTAAAGACATCGACTCGCACATCTATAAGATAGTCGACAGGCGTGTGTCAGAGATACTCGCAAACCACGCAACACTCAGCACGATCAATGAGGAGCTTTATGACAAGATGTCTAAGATAGCCCAACATGAAATCACCTTGCATGAAGTAGAGCACTCGCACCGTGAGCGTAGCGAAATAATTGAGATTGCACATGAAGCAATGGATGACTACGACTTCAGCAGTGCATGTGGCGAGATCGTGGATGACAGGATAGACAGCGCACTCGATGACATGTTGCATGACAAGATACAGGAAATTCTTAACGACACCAAGTTCGTCATAACTGGTGGCACTATAACTACGGAGGTATAACATGGGATACAGATCAAACGTTGCAGGGATTATCAAATTCAAATCCTTTGGGGATAGAGAGAAGTTTGTCATGCTTGCGAAGGCGCATGGTGGACTCATAGCTGACAACTTCAACGACGAGAAAGGACTTGCTGAGTGGACGTGGGACACGGACGAAGCACCGCACAAAGAAGATCTGATCATGACGTTTGAGTATGACGACGTTAAGTGGTACGAAAGCTATGACGATGTGAGATGTCACTACGAGCTATGCAAATATGCGGAGGAAACATTCGAGGCATCGTGGCGCATTATGTCTGTCGGTGAAGATGGTCAAGAAGGTTTAGCTGAAGGTGGCGATGACAGCTATTCGTTAGAGGACTACATCTACACAATACACGAACTTAGAACAAATTTTTAACAGGAGGTAATTATGTTTAGCAACAACATCAGACACATTGGATCAGTCAACTCATACGCCAAGGCAAAGGCGTTCTATGAGAGCACACCGTTACCCAAGTGGCGCACCAAAAGAATATGGGAGGACAACGAGCGCCCATTGCACGGTAAGTATCAGCACCATTACCGTATCGTCAAGGTAGATCAAGGTTATGAGTTGCATTTATACAATCAGATCATGGCTAGGTATCACCATCCCGATGCGGACGGTAACGAGTTGCGCCAGTATTCATATCACAGTAGTATTACCAGTAAGCAATTTATGTATCACGTACTGAATGTCACGTTCGATCAACCATGTTTGACAACGACAGGCGATGTGGTACTCGTGCCTATACGGGGTAAGTTGGAAGACACACAGTTGACATTCGATAGCCGTAACAAGCTCATCGTTGATCGCTCATCACACATGCAGTTGTATCGTGCTGTGTCAACAGACGAGGATAAGATGCGTAACAAAGCGGTGCGTGACTTCTTTAGACCGTTCGTAACCGTGTGTATGTTCAGGATGCCTGAGTACCTAGAGGGTTTCAGATATGACCACAGCAAGGGCATCCCGTTTGGTCAGGGCGCAACGGTATCGTATGGTGAGCGTGAGAGATTGCGTGACTTCTTTAATTGTCCTGACTCCGATGCGCTACGAGACATGGCGGTCAACACAATCATTCATGACAGCGCACAGCTAGTGTATGACAGCATGATGTGTAGGCGCATATACGACAGGCTTGGGTGGAAGTCTCGTTCGTTCTCTCGTGAGCACCAAGTTGAAATGCTGACTACCAACAACGAGCTAGTGACAGAGAAGCAACTAGAGAAGGCGTTGCTCGACCGTTTGGTACGCACCATAGGCAAACGTGTTAGTGGGAAGGAACTAATACCAAAGTTCTGCAAGCCAGGGGATTTCCCCTATTCAAATAATTTTTATTGAGGAGTTTGACAAGTTGTAAAAGGATTGACAATCCGTGGTATACTGGAGTTCCCTTATCGGGGTGGGGTTAAATCTCACCCCAGTTTTTAATCTTTACAGGAGTTAGCAACATGAGAAACTTTTTATCTTTCAAACAAGTAGCAAACCTTATCGCAACAGTTGGTGACAAGCGCACCGTGATTGTCGAGGGTGAGAATGGTATCGGTAAGACTGCATTGCATCATTACCTCAAGACCTTACCGCAGTTTGCCAATCACATCGCAGTCGATCCTATTGATTGCACACAGTTATCTGACGGATCTGTATGGATGCCTGACCTTGATCGTGAGCACGGCGTATCACGTGAGTTACCCAATGAGCGGTTCGGTGTCAGCAAGACCAATCAAAAGGGTATCAATGGATCTAAGCCCGCACTTATCTTTCTTGATGAGATCGCTAAAGCACCGCAGTTTATTAAGAACGTACTCGCACCAATCATCTACGATAGACGTGTTGGTAACTATCACTTGCCTGAGGGTAGCGTTGTGTTCTGTGCTACCAACCTAGCAGTCGAGGGTCTTGGCGATTCGATACAGGCGCACTTGCGTAATCGTTTAGTGTTCGTCAAGATGCGTAAGCCTAGCATGGAGGAGTGGATCAATGAGTATGCAGTTAACGCAGGGGTCAATGCCAACGTGCTTGCGTTCTGTCACAACTTCCCAATGGTGTTCGATTCGTTTTTAGACTATGAGAAAGAAGGTAAATATGCAGGTAAAGATCTCTCGAAAGACAATGGTTATATTTTTAATCCACGTAGCACTGCTGTTGCCTATGCTACTCCTCGAAGCCTCGTGTCGGCTAGTGATATTCTCAATGCAGGAGATGGGGTTCTTGACGATGATACTCTTGAATGTGCTCTTGTGGGGACTGTTGGCGCAACAACTGCTGAGGCTCTGAGTTCGTTCATCAGGTTCGGACGTGACATCTGTTCGCTTGATCGTGTGCTCGCTGATCCTGACAACGCACCGCTGTCTGACAATCCGACTGCTCAACTTGTGCAAGTGTTTCAGTTCGTGTCTCGTATCGACAAGCGTGAGGATGCCGAGCAAGTTGTCAAGTATGTGTGGCGCATG